GTTTTGTGTAAAAGCAGGAAAAGCACAATTCAAAATTTTATTAGAACGTATGCCAGAAAGATATAAATATCACGAAAACAAAGAACAAGAACTTAGAAATTATTTAGCAAAAGATGTTTCTATATTGACCAGAAATAAAGATAAGGTCAAATCAAATATAACCTTAAAAGAATTTAGAGAAGAAATTGAATCAAATCCTCAAATGTCTTATTTAGATTCTATAGATTGGGGGGGATGTGGTTGTGGTGTGTAAATACAAAGGTGGAGTCTAGTTATGGCATATCAGTATAAACCATCACCATGGCAACAGAAAATGCACGAATCTAATGCTCGATTGAACTTATGACAGCCATAGCAACAGCAGCACAAACTCCTTTTCTAGCAACTAAAGAAATTTCAGAAGGCGCTGGAGTACCGGAAGGTTTTGACTTAACCCCTACCCTAGAACCTCAAATACACGTTTGGATTGTTGCACCATCATATGCACAGTCCCGACAGGCATGGAACGAACTTCGACAGTTTATGCCGTCAGAACTTGTTGTCCGGAGAAAACCCGGTCAAGGTGGAGGTAGGGGTTCCGGCTGGAATGAAGATGAACGAACAGTTTGGTTGAAATTAAACACACCAAATTTAAAGCGTAGAGATGCATATATAGAAATCAAATCTGCCGATGACCCGGAAACCTTACAGACAGCAGGGCCAGATTTTATATGGATTACAGAGTCTCAAGATATAAAAGAAGCAGCTTGGAACAAGTTACGACCAATGTTAAATTCAGCAGGTAGACTTGGGTTAGCCTGCATAGAGGGTATTCCACCTTATGGAAGAAGTCACTGGTTTTCAAGGTTATTTAATTATGCCTCTCAAAATCCAAGTAACCTTTACGAGGCTTTTCATGCTTCGAGTTTTGAAAATGTATTTTTAACAAAAGAACAAAAAGATGCGATTTACGAAGAAAAAGAAACTATGCCCGAAGCTATATGGGAACGTATGTATTTGGCAAAACAACCTGACGGTGGTGGGACTTTTTTCAGGCATTCCAAGATTATGGAAGCTGCAACGGCTTTACCGTATTCATCTCCACAGAAAGGCAGAAGATATGTAGCCGGACTGGACTTGGGAAAAAAGCAGGATTATACCGTTTTTATCATAAAAGACTCTAGGTCAAGAGCCAGCGTGTACTCTATGGAAATGCAGGGTACGGACTGGATGAGTCAGTTGGAATCTATATTTTTCGAGGTAAAAAAATGGGGAATTGATGATATGAGGGTTGACTCAACAGGGTTAGGCGATGTAATATTTGACCACTTACTTGCAAGTGGATTGCCCGTTACCCAGTCAAAGTACCAATTGTTCAATAACTACTATATAGCGTTAGAGAACGAAACGGTTACTTTTCCCACTGGTTGGACAACACTTGTCAAGCAGTTAGAGGACATAGCCATTCGGCAATCCGGAAATGGCGGCTATATCTTTTTTACAGAGGCTCAAGAACATGATGACTGGGTTGATGCTGAACTGCTTGCCCTTATGGCTTGCGACCCTCCCGGAATTGAAGGGGAGGAATATAAAATTGCTCGTCCTATCAGAAGGATGCAACCTCTACGTCCCAAAAATACTCTCTCAGGCAATGGATTTCTGCACAAACTTAAGACTCAAAGAAGTAAACAGAGGCAAAAAATGTTAGAAGAAAATGAGGTAAATGTCTAATGGTAATGTCAGCACAAGAACGACAACGAGTCGCAGATGAAGAAATCAAAAGAGAAAGAGCTAATCCGATAGATGAGCCTACTATTACACAAACGTGGATAGAGACGAAAGTTGAAACGGGGCAACACGCATTTAGGGATTTTCGTAATAGTTGTGAAATGGCAGATAAATTTTATTTAAATGACTATGATGTTCCTGCACCCGATGGTGGGACTATAATAAGGCTTGGAACAGCACGTAGCGTAATTAACACCTTGGTTTCTCACATTACTCCTCAGTTTTTGGACATTTCAGTCCCTCCACCGGGGCCAAGAGGTCAGGCAAGAGCCGAAATGATGGAAAAATTCCTGACAGGTGCGCATCATATGTTAGAACAAAGATATGGTGTAGCTTGGGAAAAAGTTGAGTTTGCCGCTAACGAATGGGCAGATTTTCCTGAAATACCAGAAGGCGACCCTGATGAAACATATAGACAAAACATAAGAGATGTTCTTGAAAAAAGAAGTATCTTATGGCCCATAAAAACGTCAGCAGTAAATCCTCAGAATTTAGTTTGGGATATGAACAACGGAACTAATCCTAGATGGATAATATATCAATATGAAGTAGACGCTCAATGGGTACAAGCACATTTTCCCGATTGGGGACATTATAAAGAAGGGTATGTACAATTTTGTGAAGTCTGGACTCACTCACAGGTAGCCTATATGGCAGATGGTCATTGGGCGATGCAACCACGAAAACACGGATATAAAAAATTGCCTTGGGTTATGTATTGGCCCATGACAGGATTACAAACAGTTAATGACGTTCCGGAAAATCTTTATCAAGGATTATTACACCCATGTTTTGATATGTTAACAGCACAAAGTCAGTTAGCGTCACATTATATAGATATTGTTGCGAAATCCGCATGGCCTACATTACAGTTTGCTGGCCCAATGGGAATTACCGAAGAAGTTCAGGCACAATGGGATGATACTCCGGGGGCGAAAAACGTAAGACCACCAAACGTAGATGTAGAAATTACACCAACTCCTAATCCACCAAGTGAAATTGGT